AGAAACCAAACTGTCCGGCTTTTCTGCTGCACCAGTCAAAAACGAAGGTTCTGCCATCGCTTATGACAATGCACAAGAGGCATGGTCAACCCGCTATACGCACGAAACCATCGCCTTGGGTTTCTCAATCACTGAAGAAGCGATTGAAGATAACTTGTACGACAGCTTGTCGTCTCGTTACACCAAGTCATTGGCTCGCGCTATGGCTTACACCAAACAGGTCAAGGCTGCTGCCGTCCTGAACAATGGCTTTAGCTCTAGCTACCCCGGTGGCGACGGCGTGTCTTTGTTTAATACCAGCCACCCCTTGATTACTGGCGGTGTCAACAGCAACACTCCCTCTACCCAAGTTGATTTGAACGAGACTTCTTTGGAAGCCGCCGTTATCCAGATCGCTGCTTGGACTGATGAGCGTGGTTTGTTGATTGCAGCCAAGCCTGTCAAGATGATTGTTCCTCCAAACTTGATGTTTGTCGCTAAACGTTTGTTAGACACCGAACTGCGTGTGTCTACAGCGGACAACGACATCAACGCCATCAAGCAAATGGGTGCAATTCCCGGCGGCTACACTGTCAACCACTATTTGACAGACACCAACGCTTGGTTCTTGACTACAGACGTACCAAACGGTCTGAAGCACTTCGTTCGTTCACCGCTGGTCAACAGCATGGACGGCGACTTCGACACTGGCAACGTGCGTTACAAGGCCCGTGAGCGTTACAGCTTCGGCTGGTCTGACCCTCTGGGTATGTTTGGTTCTTCAGGTACTGCCTGATAACCAAAAAGAGGAAAGGAGCTTCGGCTCCTTTTTTCTTGTTTAAACTCTTGTTGACTGCGTTTAAATGGTGTATATTGCAATCATTCCGGGGTTCTCCGGTGTATCAAACAGTCCCGGCTGACGACATGCAGATTGATACACCTCCACTTGCATGTAAGGAAAAAACATGGCACGCACTACGTTTCAAGGCCCAGTCCGTTCAATGGCTGGCTTCTATTCCCAAGGCCCAAATACAGTTGTTAATCTTGCCAACGGCACAAACACCGTTACGCTTGATGTTGCCACATACGCAGGTAAGGTAATTCGCACCAACGATGCGACTTTGATTATTACCCTGCCAACCATCAACGCAACAGCAAACCCTACTTCTAGCGGCCCCGGTCAAGACCCCAACACTTTGAACAATGTTGGCACGACCTACACATTTTTTGTAGAAACCGCCGCAACTGCCGTGGCTATCAAAACTGACGGCACAGATAAATTTGTTGGCTCGCTGCTATTGGTAGCAACCGATGCTTCTGGTGCAGCCACTGGTTATGCTCCCGCAGCAGCAAACGATGTCATTAACTTGGACGGCACTACCACTGGTGGAGCAGCAGGTTCTTGGATTACCGTGACTGTTTTGGCTTCTTTGAAGTACTATGTCACAGGTGTTTTGCTTGGTTCTGGTACTGTTGCCACACCGTTTGCAAATTCCTAATTAGGAGCGGCTCATGCAATATGATGTCCAGTCAACGCGACTAACGGCAGACGGACAAGCGGTTGACTACCGTGTCCGTGTAAAAGCTGTATATGGTCTTGCGGGGGCAAGCGCAGGGTCGGTTAAGTTCTATGATGGAACGAGTGTTTCAGGCACACTGAAGCTTGAAATTGACACCCCCGCAGGCACGGCAAACACGTTTCTTCTACCCATCCCCGGCGAAGGAATTTTGTTTGCCACAGGCGTTTACGTTGATGTGACTAATATCACAGGCGTGACGATTGTGTATGGCTAAGTCCCCCGCATGGCAGAGGAAGGAAGGAAAGTCCGAGAAGGGCGGCTTGAACGCCAAAGGACGAGCTTCCTACAACGCAGCAAATCCGGGGAAACCCGGGTTGAAACCGCCTCAGCCACAGGGCGGCAGTCGCCGCGACTCCTTCTGCGCCCGGATGAAAGGCATGAAAGCCAAGTTGACCAGCGCCAAAACCGCAAACGATCCAGATTCAAGGATTAACAAGAGCCTTCGTGCGTGGAACTGCGCAGATGGTGGATACGTCAGCAGTGCTGATGGTTGTGCCACCCAAGGCAAAACGAGAGGTAGGTTTGTTTAAATGGGCATAAAACTACATGATGTTTCGCCAGTAGCGGCTATGTTTACGGGTAAGGGTGAAATGGGCAAGCTCATGGCGCAAGGTGTCGGTGGCGTGATTCCTGCGACAATTGCAAAAGATGCACAGAAAGCGGAAGAAGACCGCAAAAAACTTGAAGCCTCTTATTACGCGCCGCGAAACATGAAAAAGGGTGGCAAAGTTTCTTCCGCTTCTGCCCGCGCCGATGGCTGTGCCGTCAAAGGTAAGACCAAGGGCAGGATGGTCTAATGGACATCGCAACAATCTGGTCTGCTGCACTGTCCCTCATCATGGGGGCATTGTGGTTTTTTATCCGCGAGAAGTTCGAAGATGTCAAACGTATTGAGCGCCTGCTCAATATCACACGCGAGGAGATTGCCCGTGATTACGCAACTAACGCAGAGGTTCAGAGAATTACTGACCACATTGACCAGCGGTTTAACCGCCTTGAAGCAAAAATTGACCAGCTTATTCAAGCGGGGAAGTGATGCCAGCAACAAGTCTTAAGCAAAAGAAATTCATGGACGCTGTGGCTCACAACCCAGCATTTGCGAAGAAGGTTGGAGTCCCCAAATCAGTGGGCAAGGATTTCAGCGAAGCCAGCAAGGGTATGAAATTTGGCAAAGGCACAAAAACCCGCGCTGATTCTCAGACAGTCAACAAACCAAAGACCAATCAAGGTAAACAGGAACTTTTTAAAGAAGGTGGAACTATGGCAACGAAAATGAACCCCGGTTTTATGGCAATGATGGCTAAGAAAAAAGCTGGAGCCAAATCAGAGATGCCTTCTAAGATGGGCAAGCCCACCATGAAAAAAGGTATGGACACTGCCAAAGACGGCATGAAGAAAATGGCTAAGGGTGGTGGCATTGAGGCCAAAGGTAAAACCAAAGGCAAAATGGTCAAAATGAACATGGGCGGCAAAGCCTGCTAAGGAGTAGATCATGGCAAAGAACGCTGGAAGATTGGCTGGACTTGCTGCGCTTGCGGGCGCAGCCTACATGATGTCCAAGGGCAAGGGTAAAGGCAGCGACGACGCAGGCGACCAGAAAACAAGCTCTTACACTGGTGACACCAAAAAAGTCGAAGCGAAGAATGAGCCTTTTGTAGCAACACATGGGTCTTCGTACACACCCGGTAATGCCGGAACAGCGCGTCCGGGTGTAGGTGACGCGACAAATGGTATGGACTTGCCAAAACCCCCGCCAGCGTCTAAAAAGGAAGCGGTTGATCCATTTGCAAACTATGAAGGCGGTGATCTGCTGACCGGGACGCAAAGCTCAATGCCAGCCTCAAATGTGCCAGATGCCATACGAAACGAAAACGTCGCAAAAACAAATGCAAAGATTGCTCAGGCAGACGCCAATAAATCTGCAAACAAAGGTGATATAAAAACGGCTTCGAAGAAGTATTCAACAGCAACAGATGCGTACAAGAATCTTTCGCGTGCTGCTGCTGTTGTAGATGCTAGGAAGCGTGAAGAAAAACAATTGCGTGCAGACAAGATGCGCTCATCTGGTGGCCGTCGTGCTGCTGGCGGCGCAATTAAAAAAATGGCTTCAGGCGGCATGACTTCCAAGGTCTCCACTGCCTCCAGCCGTGCTGACGGGATTGCCTCTCGCGGCAAAACCAAATGCAAAATGTATTGAGGTAAATCATGACTGAAGACGAAAAGAAAGCGGCTAAGTACCGTCAAGAAGCCAAAACAGGCGGCACTGACGCTCCTGTTCCTCAGTCAGTTATTCAAGAGGCGGCTGACAAAAAGATGCAAGAGAAAGCCAAGCAAGCTCCAACCACTAAGACAGAAATGGGCAAAAAGTTTGCCAAGGGCGGTTCAGCTTCCAGTCGTGCTGATGGCTGCGCTGTCAAAGGCAAAACCCGTGGGAAGATGATCTGATGATGGCCTCTCGCGGCAT